GCAGGATGCTGCTACGGCAGGCACTGCACCGCAGAACTTCCTCAACTTTGCAGCATCAAGGTACGGACTCTAATGGCAATCAATCCTACATTCGCAGGATTCCTTGAAGAAGAACCTCGTGCTGCTTTCTTTGGGACGCTCGGACAGAAAGGTCTAATGGATTCTGCTGGCAGGAGAAAGCAGGCTGAAGACATTTATTCAGGAGCAATGACTGAGTTTTACGGGAAGCTTGGAGAACAGATACTTGGTGGTGGAGAACCGACAATGACGTTCTCTAATTTCCTTGAAGACTTTCCGTTCACAGATCGGTTCGCGCAACTAGGAAGACAGTATAGCCAGCAAAGCAGGTATCGACCTTCTACTAGATTCTTGTATTACTAATGACAACTGAGTCCTTTAACCAGTTTACTAATAGAGTTGAGCAAGCCCCACCGACTACTCAAAGCCAAATAGCTAGGCTTGTATTTGAAGCAAAGCAGGGTGGTCGCAGGGCAGCAGTTGCGCGCATGGCACTGCGTTCTATTCCCGGCGGGACAGAGGCGTTGATAGCGTCAACCCAACCTAGTCCACCCCCTGCGCCTCCAATAGTATCTGCTCCTCCACCAGCACCGTTTGCTCCTCCACCTGTAGCTGCTCCACCCGCACCACCTGCTGCGCCTCCGTCTGATCCTAGCTTATTTGATAAAACGTTAGGTCGAGGGATCGGAGCAGTAGGTCGTGGTGTGTTAGGCGTGGGTCGTTTTGTGCAGCCAGCAGCAATGCCTGTTCTTGAAAACCTTGGGAAAGCTATAGAAACAGGTGTTGGTACTGGCGTGTCAACATTTGGTGCGCTTACCCCCGGAGACTTTATGGGTCTTGAAAGCAATCTGGCTGAGGAAAGAGCGAAGCGTGGGATTCAAACAAGTCTCCCAAGGGTCTTGCAAGGTAGTCCATTATTTCTTCTTGAGAATGCTTTGAGAGGAAACTTACCAAAGGAACTTCAGGCACAGGCAGCAGCATGGCGCGCAACAGACATGCCTTCAACTACGTGGAACGCACTTCCGGGTCAGGGCATACCTCTTCCCGGCGGTAAACGACTGGACGAAATAGATGTTGGAGTTAAGGGAGCATTTGAACTTCTACCTGAACTTGGCATAGGTATAGCAACAGGTGGTGGCTCCGCTGCTGGAAGTCTTGCTAGAAGGACAGCTACGAGCGCAGCGAATGTTCTTGGTGCAGATATAGCGAAGCTTGGTGCAAAGGGCGCACTAGGTGCTGGAAGGGCTGCTACAAGAGGAGCGAAGGCTGTGATCCCGTCAAGGTCTGCTGCTAGGCAGGCTGACGTTGCTGCTAGGGCGACTGCTGGCATTGCAGGTCCTCAAACAATTAAGTTCATTCGTAATACTGAACGTGCGCCAGATTTAGGTACGCGATTTGGGCAAGATGTTGAACCCGCAGGTAGATATATTACAGAGGCTACGGACGCTGATATAGCGCGTGTCGATCCGAGGTTTGAGTCTGGTGAGATAACTTTTGAAAACCCGTTAGAGATACCGTTTGGTGAGGGTTATGAATCTGCAAATAATTGGAAACGCATACTTTCTGAGCGATACCAAGCGACCGGGGAAGAATTGTCCCAGAAAATTGCAGATGATGGCTTTGACGGAATTATTACAACTCTTCCAGATGGGACAACGAGTGAAATCGTAGACCTTACTTCGTTTAAGCAGGCACCTAAACAACTAAGTTTTAAATTTATTGATGAGCCTGATATAAGCCCTGTTACTGGCAAGCCGACTGTTGTAGACGAAGCGTTTGAAGCAAACCAAACAAAGGCAGTAGAACTTCCTGAAGGTTACGGTCGTTCCCCCGGACTTATCGAAGACCTTATTCCGAAAATAGTTTCGCCTGATGTTGTTAGAAGAGCCGTTGAAAAATCTAAGGCAATTCTTAGGAAAGTGCCTAGATTGGGAAGTGATGAACGATTTAACGCTAGTACCCTGCCGGGAATGGCTGTAAGCGCAACAATAAAAGCAGCAGCACCCCGCATAAGTAGTGCAGCAAATCAATTAGCTAATGATATTCGTGGGCAGTTTACCAAAGTAGATGCTGGAGGTAACAGGGTATTTGAGTTTAGTGCCGATGGTATGAGGATTGAAAACATTGCTGACAAGGTAAGTGGAAGCAACCCTCGCTTAAGAAAATTAAATGGTCAGGAGACACTATTAGAACCAAGACCAACTATAGCTGATCTTGCTCAAGACTACGGAGCATATGAGGATTTTCTAACTGCTGACCAAAAAGCAGTTATGAAACATTTGCGTGTAAGAGCAGAAGGTCTAACCGCTGATCTGGGAGAGTTTGGGTTTGATTTAAAAAACAAAACAGAACTTGGCGAAGGAGGCTTCTTTATTTCTCGTGGTCCAACTGCACAAGAAACTAAAAACTTTGCAAAAAGCGAGCAACGAAAAGCAAGAAAAGAGGGTTTTGAAAAAGCAAGGATAGAGAACCATGAGACTGGCAAACCATTCACTCAAGCTGAATTGCTTGGTGTTCTTGACCCTAACACTGGCAAGCTAAAGGGCGTTAGTGTTCCTGACCCTAAGACTGGCGAGTTAGTGGTAATGCCTCCACAACAGTATCTACCTATATGGGATGAGATGGGTGAATGGTCATCAGAAATTTATGAATCTATTCTTGATAACCAGCTTGGCAAGTTCCTTCTTAATTATGTGGACCCGATAACTGGCGAGAGAATTGCTTTAACTACAAGAGAGTTAAAGGGCATTGAACTTATAGTTGAAGCGCAAGCACTTCGTGCAAAAATAGCTGCTGCTAAAAGAAGGTTAGGGTTCCAACAAGTACGGCTTTCAGAAAAGCAGAAAGTATATGTTCGGGCATTTAAAGCATTTGATACTTATACGATCAAGTTATCTCGCTTAAAGGATAAGTTAGAAAAGGCTACTACCGCTGCGGAAGTTCGGGACTTTATTAAGCTAAGAAACAAAGAAGCAAAAGAAGCAATAGCGAAAGCTGAAAACACTTTAGATAAAAGAGCGGATGAATTAGAAATTAAAACCCTGCACTCTAGTCATTTACAAGATCACGTAGATAGTCTTGTAAAGTTTGAAGAAGACCAGAGAAAGTTACTTGATAACGCAGCGCAACGTCTGGAAGCTATACAGCTTGCAAGCGTATCGACTCCCAGAACAAGAGAAGCAATAAGTGCTGCACGAAGAGAAGTCAGAGATGCTGATAGATTTGTAGGGCGATCAAAGGGGTTGCGAGAAAGAGTGGAGGCGCGTTTAGCCACTGCGCGTAAACGTGAGGACGCTGCTGACGTAGCGGAAGCTGAAGCAGCGGTTAATGTAAAACTTGTGGAAAAAGATTGGGAGTGGGCAGATGAGATATTTCCAGAACAAATGGAGAGTAGCGTAAAAAAAGCCGGGGACGAATTAAAAGCACTTAGGAAATTTAGAGATTGGAGAATGCAAGTAAATGCCCGTAGGGGCGAAATGGAAGCAGCAGGAAAAAGGTCTGAAACAGAAAGGAAGAGGATCGCCAAATCTGAACGGAATATAGTAAGTTTTGAAAAACGATTAGAAAAATTAAACTCTGACATGGAATGGAATAAAACGCAGCGAAGCAAAGATAGAAAACTTGCTACAGATACAGGGTATAGAAGTATAGATAACAGAGTTATGTTCGACGAACTTGACCTTGAAACGATCAGACGTACACGACAAGGAATGAAACCCCTGACAGGTAAAGGGGCAGATGCCCTTCGCCTTCTAGGTACTTACCAGAGTATAAGACGAGCAATAGGTGCAACATTAGATGACTCTGGTGTCAGTATTCAGGGTAAGGCAGGGCAGTTTTCCCACCCCCGCCAGTTTGCTGCTGCTTATAAATCCCACCTTCAGTCATTGATTGGCAAGCCCGGACGCAAAGGGAAGAAGTTACAGCGTGAGTCAATGGCAGACAGCATCAGGGAGTTTGATAAAAAGTCACAAGCTGATGGCGCGCCAAGTTCTCACGAAATAATTGACCGCATGGGGATAAGGCATGGTGGAGTAGATACAGAAGTAACTCTCCGACCAGAAGGGATTACTGGAACAATAGGAAAACTTCCTCTAATTCGTAGGGCTAACGAAGCTTTCGGTGCCTTCGGTGACATGCTGCGACTTCAGCAAGCCCGTGTAGAAATTATGGAATATATGAGACTGTCCGGGAAGACATTTGATGAACTTGTTGCAGATGGAACAGCGCGCAAAATTGGGAATGGTGTAAACGGTATTACTGGCTGGACACCAAACGGAGTAGCTGGTGTATATGGTGACATGCTTTTGTTTGCACCAAGATTCTTTAGGGCAAGAATTGAAACTCTACATCGTGCAACAAAGGGCATGGATGTTGACTTTATGATAGACGCTCTTCCGTTTGACAGGCAGATTAGACGGAACCTAAATATCAATCATGGGATTAGGAACAGTATTGACGCAGATCAGTTGATTGCACGTAGGGCTGTAATGAAAATGGTATCAATGGGTACGCTTATTACAGTTGCAGCCAATGAAGTTCTGGGTCAGGAAACAGATTTCCAGCTAATGAGAAATGGCAGAATGAATCCAAACTTTATGTCTGTCAGGCTAACAAAGCTTGGTGCGCCTAGAGACTGGAATATCTTTGGTCCTTACAAATCAATGGCTGCGCTTATGTTAGCGTCAGCCGGGGCTGGTTGGGAGAAAGAACCTCAGAAGGCATTAGATGCGTGGCTCAATTTGTCCTCTCCACTTGTCGGAGATTTATTTGAGTTTATGAATTTCCGAGCATATGGCGAGTCCCGATTTGGCGAAACTCTTCCTGAGTACATAGCAGAAAGCCACATTCCGTTTGCGCTTCAGGAAGTGCCAAACATTATCAAGGAAACTTCAATAGGTAATCCGAAAGACGCTTTTGGTGGTGGGCTTTCAATCGGTCTTGAACTTATCGGTGAGCAAAGCAGTCCTCTTTCCCGGTCAGATATTTTGCAGGATCACGTAGGAGGTTTGTTTAGGTCAGGGATGGTTTCGGCTGATAACTATGAAGACCTTGAACCTTACGAAAAGAACGATGTCAAAGACTCGCTTGTTGCAGAACTAGAAAAGTTTGAGATTGAGAGTGCTGCCACTGGTAAACCTTTGAGGCGGTTCTTTGCGACAGTTGACATTATCAATCGTCGAAGAGATTCTCAGCTTCAAGAAGCTATGTTCTTTTTCTACGCAGGGCAACGCAGCGACGGTGGCGAATATACCAAGCGTGATTTTATAGATGATTACTTCGACATCATTGACGATGCACGAGAACGTAAAGAACAGGTAGAAGAAACTCTTAATATTGAGTGGAAAGATAAAGTTATAGCGGATGACGATCTTGAAGCGCAGGCACTTGAAGCTTGGAACGAGGCTCCTTCTAAATCATTAACACCAGCAGGCAGTTACTTGCCAGAGAAAATGAAGAGGTTGCGGGATAAAGTTCTAAGAGATTACCCTCAACAAGCTGATTACATTATTCGCAATACAAACGATACTCCTTTACCTCAAGGATTTTTAGAAGCGTTAGAACGAGCAGGGTTGAAATCTACAGTAGACAGGATCAAAAAGTCTGATGCTGCTCGTCAAGGAAGAGGTGCGCCAGCAAGGGCGGTTGTTCCTTCTGAGGCATTGATTCCACCAGAGCAGCCATCAGGAATACAGCAATCAGTTGGGCAACCAGTTGTTGAAGATACCCCTGAAACAGTCTTACGTACAAGGGAATTACTTGCCCCGTAATAACGCTGTATCGTATTATTTGAAAACCTAAACATTAAGTGTGCCATCTAACGGTGTCATATTTTGGAGCGAAACATGGTTACTGAGACAAACGATCTAGGAACAGAATCTACGGTAGAAGTTACCGAAATCCCGTTGAAAGTTGACGAGAGCGTAGAAACGCCTGCACCAGCAGAAACGCCTGCGACAGAACCCGTTGACGATTTAACGGAAACGGATGACTCATCTAGTGAGGTTCCTCCTGCTCCTGAGCCTCAAGCCAACACTGAAACAGAATTAGAATCTACACCTGCGCCTAATCCAGAGTTAAGCAAGTATCAATCTGCTACCGATAAACGAATAGCAGAGATGGAAACGCAACTGGCAAATGAAAGAGCAGCGCGCCAAAGAGCCGAGCAGCTTCAGAACTCTTCTAATTTAGAAGCTGAAGTAAATGCGTACTACCAGAAAAATTACCAACAACTTATAGATCAAGGGTTGGATGAAGTAGCTGCAACGCAAATGGCTCAACAGCAAACTGCTTTTGCAAAAGAAGCGTATCTTGCTAAACAGCAGGCAGATCAGGTTCTTAGTAATTCTCAGCAAATGCAGAACGAGTTAAATACTCGTACTCAACTTGCTAAAGCATACGAATTAGCCACTCAATATGGAGTTTCGTATGCGGAGTTACAAGACTTACCTGACCCTGTAACTATGGAAAAACATGCAAAAGCTTTGTCAACAATTAAAAAGTTGGAAGGCAGGGTACAACAAGTTACTCCAGCCCAAAGTTTGAATAACGCAAACCCGGCAGCAGATGTGGCTCCTACTAATTCTGAAGATGTTTTAGATAGATACAACGCAGGTGATCCTGCGATAACTACAGAGATGGCAAAGATAGCTTCTAAGAAGTTAGGCTTTTCTATCTTTGATTGAGGTAAATTAACATGGCAGTACAGACTAGTACATCTGGAAATCTCCAGAACATGTCTCGTATCATGCTTGCACAGGCACGATACACTGAGGAGCATAACGCTCCGATGGTTGGACTTATTGAGCAGTTCAATCTTGGTAAGGGTGAGTACAAATTAGAAATCCCTAAAGTTGCTCAGATGGATGCTGAAGACCTTGCTGAAGGTCAAGACATGATCGACAGTGAAGACATTGATGTCTCAACTGTTACAGCAACTACAGCGGAAGTTGGTCTTAAGGTAATTATTACCGATACTCTTCTTCGACAGAACAACGAAGATGTGTACAAGATCATTGGTCGCCAGATGGGTGACGCTATGGCTAGGAAGAAGGACAATGACATCATTGCTCTGTTCCCTTCCTTGAACGGTGGAACTGCTCTTGGGGCTGACGATAAAAGTCTAAATCTGGCAAACGCTTCTGCAATAATTGCAAATGCAAAGTCAGGCAAGTTTGGTACTGATCTTTTTGTAGTTCACCACCCTAACGCTATCTGGAAGCTTGCAACATCAGTTGGTAACACTCTTGCTACCTACCCGTTGCCTGATGCTTTCAACAAGCCAGCAGTAAAAGATTATTACTCTGGCGTGAAGCTTTCCGGTGTCCCATTCTTTGAGGATGGAAACATTGCCAAGATTGGTACGACTGATTCTGGTTACGGAGTTATTGCTGACAAAACTGCAATGGGTCACTTGTCCGCAAGTGGTCGTTCAGAAGAGCGTGAGCGAGATGCTTCGCTTCGTGCTTACGAGGTTGTTGTTACTGAAGACTATGCAGTCTTTGAAGTTGATGACACTCGTGGTGCTGCTGCTCGTTACGAAATTGGCGATCCTGTAACGAACAACAGCTAATAATTCAAGGGGGTTTTCAATAATGGTTTCTAGGCAAAGTAGAATTGAAATGTCCGTAGGTGGGGTAAAGAAAATCTCACTATGGAAGATGGCAATAATTGAAGGAGAGGAAGTTTGGGAAGAACATCCTAATCTTCCAAAAAGTTTTCTTCCGCTCTACTTGAATAGAGGCTTTGTTGAAAGCCCCCCTAAGCCTGAACCAAAGGTAGAGGAAAAGATTGAAACCTTTTCTGAAGCGGTGGCATCAGGTAAGCTAGACACAGACACTTCTTCTTTAGATTTATCAAGAGTAAAGAAAAAGGCGGGGCAGTCTAAAAAGGTGTAACGATAGACCGAGCCTTTAACATCGGACTATCGCAGGGCTTAGAACCTGCTCAAAACTTATCCCAAGGAGGGATATTAAAATGGCATTTCCACTCACCGTACATTTAGGGTACGGACAGGAAAAAGTAGAGACTTCTTCTCAGAAGCAGAAACTCGGTACAAGGGCGGTAACGCCTGATGGAAGAGTTTTCTATTACGCAGAAAACAGTGGCACAGCTATTACTACTGCTGGTCAGTTAGTAGATGGTATCGCTCAAGTTGGAGCGAATGATGGAGACTTGGCTACTGCTGCGTTAGCAGCGGGATCGCTGACGGTAACTACAACTACTTCTCTTACCGTAACCAAAAATCAGTACAAAGATGGCTACCTTTTTATCAACGACAATGCTGCTCAGGGTGAGGTATATCGAATTAAATCTAATACCGCAGTATCCAGTGCAGCGGGGTTGGAAGTAACAGTTGACGAGCCGGACGGTATCAGAACTGCCTTCACTTCTTCTACGCAGCTTGGGTTAATGTATAACCCTTACAAGGATATAAAGATCATCGACGGTGACGGTACCATGACTACCGGACCATTAGGTGTAACTACTATCCCTGTAACCGCAGATTACTTCTGTTGGGTACAAACTGCTGGTCCTGCTGCTGTACTATCTGGCGCAGCGACTTTCGTAGTAGGTGACGCTGTTGGCGTAAGCCAAGCTTCTGGTGAATCAGGGGCTTTTGACCTTTGGGATGCCTCTAGCGAAGAAGACACAAGACCTCTTGGTACTTCTATGGGTGTCGTTTCAGTTGACACCGAGTACGGCTGGGTCATGCTCGCAATTCGCGACTAATCATTAGGGGGCTAACTTGGCAAAACAACAACTTTGGTTGCCTGTATCCGCAGGTAGAAAAGCAGGACATCGCCAAGTTAGCCTCTCTAAAGATATTGAACGTGTAATCGGACAACCATCTGAAGAAACCTTTGATGTTGGGTATGGAAAGAGTGTTTATATACCCGGAGCATCAAGGCTTGAAGGACATCAGTTAGAAGAACTCCTTCACAAAGAACGAGAAGTTGCTGAACAAGAAGCAAAGGCTTTTGCAAAGCGACAAGCAACCCATACGGTTAGCAAGGAAAAACTAGACGATCTAAAGGGTGGTCTAAAATCTTTAGCTGACTGGAGAAGAAAGCGTAGATTAAGCAGGTAGGTATATCGTGGCTGCATTTCAAAGCAGGACTAGAGAGCAGATCAGGCGGTCTATTGCTGCAAATTTAGATCAATCGCCAGCAAGTTCAGCTACTGGAACAGGAAGTTCTACAACAATCGTTGATGCCAGCACTATGGGAGGCGATGACGAATATAACGGTGGCTGGATTATATTTACTTCTGGAGCCAATGACGGAGTTATCCGTCGAGTAACGGACTACACCAGTTCAACGGGTACATTCACCTTCAAGCCAGCAGCAGGTTCTACGTCATCTGATGACACCTACGAATACTGGCGCGCTGAGTATCCACCTGATCGAATCCACGAGTTCATCAACCAAGCAGTAACTCAAAGGACTCCTCGTGGGCTTGTTATCAACGAAGATATTTCTAACCACGGTCATATAAGAGACAGTCGTTACGACATTCCCTCAGCGATGGTAGCGGTCACGCAGATAGATTATCGTCATCATTTTTCTGGAGAACAGATTCAAGACGCTAACCTTGTTTGGACAGAGCAAGTTGATAGCGACGTAACGATGACCAAAGACACGCAAGACTTTAAAGCAAACAATGCGTCTTCTCGTCTTTACATAAGCAGTTCTGTTTCTTCTGGAGATGTCCTTGCGTCACATGCTATTGGTTCAAAAGACCTTAGAAAGTATGATGCTGTTGAGTTCTGGATTAAATCTTCTACTGCTACAACAGCAGGCAATATAACTCTGTGCCTAAGTAGTGCTGCGAATCTTGGGACAATAAAAGAAACTCTTTCGGTTCCTGCTTTGTCTGCAAGAACGTGGACATACTGTCGAGTTTCACTAGCAAATCCTGAAGATGACAACGCAATTATTTCTGTTGGACTTAAGTATGTAACGACTGGTGCTAGGTATGTTTGGATCAACGACATAAAGGCTGTTGAAACAGAATCTGCTGTATACAACAGGTTGTGGTCTGGTACTTATCGAGTAGATAGAGAAGCTAGAAAAGTATTTTTATCTGAGTCAGCTAGAAAAGAAGTTGGCTACAGTTTGGTGCGACTTATTGGATACAACCTTCCGTCATTGCTAACCAGTGATTCTGCAACTTGCGAGATAGACCCTGATCTAGTGGTTGCTCGCGCCACAAGTAAAATGTTATTTAGTCTTGCTAGAGGGCGCACAACAGACCCGGATGACAATGACCGAAGGGCTGCGTACTTTGAGGGGGTAGCTGCTCAAGCAGAGCGTTCTCTTCCTGCGATTAGACCCGGAACAAAGATGGTGGACTAATGGCATCTGTTATTGGGAAGAATGAAATACTTCTGAATAGCGAGCGGTACAAGATCAATGGTCCGGTTCGTAAGACTCTTGTGAGTATTGCTGCTCCAAGATTTACTATCGGTGACACTCAGCGTGGTGCTGATCCAAGGGCTTCTATCCTTACACAGAACGACTTCCGTGGCGGTATAGGCTGGAACAGAGGGTTAGACCCCGGAACCGTTGACAGGGTGTGGTGGTCTGATTGTCAGACTAGGTTCAAGGGACATCTCCTTCTGCCTAGAAAATCTAACGCAGCCACAACACAAGCTGTTGGAACTATAAAGTCGATTACCGAATTTACTGTTGGTGCTAGTACAGATGTATATGTTGTCCATTCTGACAATAAGGTTTACAAGTATCTAAACGCTAGTGATGCGTGGTCTTCCAGCCTAGATACCCTAACTAATCCGACAAAAGAAACGATTGTCTTTAGGGATACCACAGCTAACTACATGATCTTTGCTAGGGGGTCATCTGGTTATACCTATACGACTGATGCCTCTACGTTTACAGACATGGACGTTAGTGGTCATGCTTCTAGGAATGTCGAATACTTTACTATCTGGCATGGGCAATTATGGGGTATAGATAATGAAGGGGTTCTAAAGCAATGGGCTTCTGGACCAACTGCTAACCCTACAGAGAAGGGTGCGTTACCTCTTCCAAATGGTTACGTTACGTCTTTGTTTGTTTATCGGGATGCTGCGGGTACTCCAATTATTTACGCAGGTACAAAGGTAGGGCTTTGGGCTTTCGATGAAACTAACAACCGTTGGGAAGAAACAGAACTAAGGCTTCCGTTCCATACCAACTCTGGTAAGGGAACAGTTGTGTGGCGTGATGCTATCTACTTCCCTGCTGGTAACGCTATCTACAAATATCAAACAGGTTCTAACACAGCAGTAGTAAGCCTTGTTGGATTCGACAGGGATCACGGCATACCGGAAGCCTATGCAGGTCAGGTAGTTAAACTAATCGGAACGCACAATGATTTGCTTGCGTTTGTAAATGCAGATATAGATACAAGTTATACCGTCTTTGCCACAGGCAGGCAGGCTTCAGGTATGGGTGGTGCCTCTACGGTTGTTTCTGGGACAGGGACTTCAGCTATCTTAGGCTTTAATGATGTGGCTTGGGAAGTAAAGTGGACTGGTGCAGATAACACAGGTCTTGAGACTGCTCACGTAGGTAGTGCTTACAACGAATACCGGATGTGGTTTGGCGTTGGAAATGCTCTTTACTGGACAGCCCTGTCGCCTGATGTAATAAACCCTGATGAGATTTCAACATTCCAGTACGCTAGTAGTGGGACAATGGAGACTCCTTGGTTTGACGGAGGCGATGCTGCTGGTAACAAGACTGCTATTTCTTTACGAGCCGTTACGTCAACTTGTTCTACTGATGTAAATATAGCTATTTCTTATGCCACGAACTTTAATGAGTCGTATACATCGCTTGGAACAATTACTACTAACGGCACAACTACCTATGATTTTGCATCAGGAGTAGGTGTTGAGTTTGCATCTATTAAGTTCAAGGCGACTTTAACCAGTGACACTGTTTTATCTAGCCCTGACCTAAACTTAATAGAACTAAGGTGGAGAGAAAAGATTCCACCTAAGTATGGTTTCAGTGTGACCATAGATGCTGCGAAAATGTTTAGAAGTAAAACGCCTAAGCAAATACTAGATAACATAACAACTGTTATTAACACCAACACACTTGTTCCGTTTACATATAAAGATAATGATTCCGACAGGTCTTACTATGTAGATTTGATAAGTGCTTCTGGGTTTGAATTTACAGGACATGACGAAAGAGGTCAGATACAAATACAGTTGGTTGAAACGTAATGGCTGAAAGCATTGACACGATTGTCACTCCTGAATGGTGGGCAGGAAGTGGTCCTGAGTATCTATGCTGGCAAGCGTTACTAAAACTGGGACTCAAGCCGAATATAGATTTTTCTTACCAGTCACAAATGGCTGGAGGCAGGCAGGCAAAAGGAGGACGGGTTATAGACTTTGAAATTTATAACCCGCCTAACATAGCGATAAATGTGCAGGGAGTGTTTTATCATTACGAGAAAGGCGCAGCGGTAAGGCAGTCGGATATACTCACACGAGAATATCTAGCAACATTGGGAATAAAACTAATCTTTATTGACGAGGACGATTTGATAGATAATGCAAGGGCTATCGTAGGAGATGCCTTAGCAGGAATAGACCGATCAAGGTTTGGCAGGTAAATAATCATGGCGATGACGCTAACTGGGTTCGTTTACGACAACGCTGGTAACGCCATCTCTGGCGCAACAGTTCAGGGTTACGTTAGCGCGGATAATGCAACAACAACTGCTGAGGCTTCTACCACTACCGACTCCAATGGTAAGTGGTCTATTACAACTTCAACTGCTGCCCGAATCCCTATGGATGTCAGGATCACTTACGGGTCTAACATCCGGTGGATAAAAGCTGGTGACAAAGTAAACGTTACAGACATGACGGTTACAGGAACCCTGACTGTTGGTGAAGACGCTGCTGGTTTTGATTTCTCTCTGTTCTCTTCTGACACTTCTGGAGATGGTCTTACTTGGGACGCATCTGAAGAGGTGCTACAGATAACAGGTAAAGATGCTAATACAGCACTGGATGTCCTAGACGGTGACGTAAGGATAGTAGACAAGCTTTACTTCTATGACAGGGGCGGTGAGTACCTATCTTCAGACGGCTCAACCTTAACAATAACTGGTGCGACAACTGTTAGTGGAGGGCTTACCTCAACCGCAGCAAGTAACACATTTGGTGCTACTTCATTCAATGATGCCAGCATTACTAACGTAAATGATATTGCTCTAGACAGTATCAGCGCAGATGGAACAGACATAAATGTTGCTGTAAGTGATAACTCTGCAACATCTTTCACAGTCAAACAAGGGTCTGATGCTTATCTGATTATCGACACGGCTAATAGCAGCGAGTCTGTATCTATTGGTACAGGTATTTCAGGTACTGCAATAACGCTAGGTCACAGCACTTCAGAGGTAACTGTTGCAGATAACCTGACAGTAACTGGTGATCTAACTGTTAGCGGAACTACGACAACTGTTGACACAACAAACACAGTAATCAAAGACGCTTTGATAAAACTAGCGCAAGGCACAACAGCTTCTCCTGCGGTTGACCTTGGGCTTATCTTTACTAGAGGCAATGGCTCTTCATCTAACATAGCGAACCGTGCGATTCTCTGGGACGAATCTGACGATCAGTTTGCCTTTGCTTTTACAAACGATGAAGACGGTACAACTTCAGGCAATGTAGATATAGATGATTACGCTGACATTAAAGTTGGGAACGTAATTGTCGAAGACGAAGTACAAACCGCAAACATTGGCTATACAGATGGCGACAACTCTATGACCATAGCCGATGGTGGTAAGGTTACATTTGCTGCTGGTTTTGATGTAGGCTCAGATGCTTCTGGAGATATTCTTTACCACAACGGCACTAGCTATGTTCGATTGGCTAGAGGTTCTGACGATGAGGTTTTAACGCTTGCGTCAGGAGTTCCTTCTTGGGCTGCTGCAACTACGGGAGATATTACGGGAGTAACCGCAGGTGTAGGTCTATCAGGTGGAGGGTCTACTGGGGGCGTAACTCTTACTCTCGATCTATCTGAACTGAGTGATGTTACTCCTGTAAATGGAGATAAATTAGCAACCTTAGATTCAGACGGTTCTACCGAGCAACTTACAACAGTAGCCAGCCTTGCAACTTTATTCGCTGGCACAGGACTTACAGCTTCTAGTTCAGTTATAGGTGTTGATGCTTCACAGGCAATCACAGCCCTAACTGGTGGTGACCTAACCATCTATGAAGATGCTAATAATGCAGATGTATCTCTTAAGATGGGAACATCAGCAACAGAAGCTTTGACTATCCAAGTTCTAAACGGTGGGTCTAACAAGACTGCTGAAGAAGTTCACTTCTCAACTGCTACTGCATCAGCCACGGCAGATCATGGCAAGATGGTGTTCGATATAGATGGCACAGACATAGCGACAATAGATGACGGTGGAGTAAATGTAACTTCAGGAAGTCTGGAAACAGCCACCATAGATTACACAGACGGTGACTTGGCTATGACAATAGCCGACGGTGGTGGAGTTACGTTTGCACAAAATGCGACCTTTAGTGGAATCATAGACGTTACAGATGCCACTGATGCTTCCGATGATTCTGGAGATACTGGTGCATTGCGTACAGAGGGTGGCGCAAGTATCGCTAAGAAGTTATATGTGGGTAGTGATTTAGATGCAAACAATATAACTATTGCTGGCGCACAGGGAAGTGATGGGCAGGTACTAACTTCTACTGGCAGTGGTGTTGGATGGGAATCTGTTGCTGCTGGCGGTGGTAAGGTGCTTCAAGTTGTGAACAAATTTGATGCGACAGATATTACTACTACCAGTTCATCTTATGTAGATGTGTTTGCTGCTGATGCATCAATTACACTATCCAGTTCAGATAACCATGTGCTTGTGTTGTGGTCAACTGGAGAAATGCATCAAGGGAACAGCGGTGGTTCAACAGTCCTGACTGTGTATGTTGATGTTCGACGAGAAACTACTGCATACTCTCAATCCGCAACGGTTTTAGAAGAGCAAAAGTTCTCAGTGACTTCCCCTGATGCAGGTTTTCCTCTTGGGGGGAGCATCTACGATGCTGGCTCAAATTTTGGAGGCGTGACTCAGACATACCAAGTTCGTTGGAAACGGTCTGGGGGAAATAACGCCACACAAATGAAGGGCTGTAGCCTGATTCTAATGGAGATAGAAGCATAATGAGCGCAGAACGATTAGCGATTGCAATAAATATCTTAACTCCAAACGCTGAGTACATCATTCGTGGTGAAGAATACGCTGGAATAAAATGGCTTGATGAATCACAAACAAAGCCGACAGAATCAGAAATAGCAGCTATTGATTCACAGGTAGATGCGGAGATAGCAGAGAGGGCAGTCATTGCTGCTCGTCAGTTAGCGTATCCGGGCAACTTCTTAGAGGCTTATACCGAAAAGGAAATCGGTGGAGACTCTACTAAATGGGATGCGTATGTGATCGCTTACAATAAAGTTAGAGCAGATAACCCTAAACCTAAATAGTGATAGGACTAACATGACGACAGAGAACAACATAACGATAACGATGCAGGACGTAGACATAGTGATGGCTTTGAACCCTGAGTTCAAGCAGCAGATCATTATTGCTGCAACTTCTAGGATGCGCTCTGAGGTAACTCAGAACATCGAGAAGGAAGCAACCGAGAAGGCTAAGAAGTAATGGTTCAGGTAGCAGAGTATCCCGACATTGTAAATAAAAGAACCAAGCTAACGCCTGTTGTTTTTAAGTCAATTCTTGAAGCAGTAAGTCAAGGTAATTGGATTGACACTGCTGCTCAATCTGTCGGGATAACCAAAAGAGTGATACACCGATGGATTCAAATTGGAAGAGGGGATCACCCTACAAGAAAGCCAGTCGAACCTTTCATAACTTTCTCTCAAGAAATTGAAACTGCTCTGGCAAAAGCTGAACAAAGTTTAGTGAAAGACCTTCGTAAAGAACCAGACTGGCGCGCTAAAGCGTGGTTGCTGGAGCGTGGTCCATCGAGAGATCGTTGGTCGCAGAATGTTACAATCTCTGCACAGTTAGCACCTGCTACGTCTATCTTAGATGCACTTCGTAATAGGGCTGCTGCTACAGAAGAAGGTGAAGAGGTACAGCCTCTACAAATATTAGAAGCAAAGGAAGATTCAGATGCCAAAAGTAGGTAAAAAGAAATTCCCTTACACAACAAAAGGCAAAGCTGCTGCAAAGAAAGCTGCAAGGCGTACAGGTATGAAGGTTAGGTCTAGAAAGAAAAGCCGATACTAATGGCAGGTATTGTTAGCGGAAGTATAGAACTAGGGGGACTAGCCCAAAGGCTTACTCAGACTCCAACTCCTATTAAGTATCTGTGGATACAGACACCGATTGAAAACAAGGGTGTTGTTTTTATTGGGTCGTGGAGAGAGGGGGAATCACTTGAGGATATAAAATGGAATGGTGATCCTATGCCTCACGGTCCTGCTGTAGCACCCGGAGTGGACAAAGAGTTTACCTTTAGGCATCATGCTAAAGAAGCACCGTGTAATCTCAGCGAGATTTTTGTTGTTGGTAAGGAACACGGTGATGTTATTAGCTACTTAGCAATAACTATTTAGGGGGAAATATGACAACCGAACCAGATCAATCAGCCAGTAAGCCTAAGAAGAAGGCAACAAGGAAACGAAAAAAGTCTACGACTGCAAAAAGCACACGACGTAAGCCACCTGCTAAAACAGTAGCACCTCCTCCTCCACCTCTAACTATTGAGGAACTCAAGGAGCAGGGAAGGGAAGCCAAGCAGGAGATTGTCAACGCAGTTGTTGAACCTGCGGTGGAAGTTGTTGGTTCTTTATCCCAGACAATAAGGGACACTATTAGTGGAGCCTTCGCTGGCTTGCTCAGTCGTAAGCGCAGGAAAGACTAATGCACCCGCTTAGTTGGATGCTCAAATACTTTATCGGCTCGATTGTTGGCGCAGCTACAGTTGTTCAAGCTGTAAGGATCGCTAAGTTTGAATTGGGGAACACTGTTGAGGGCTTCATCTTTCGTCTTGGTGT